CCACTTCATCACTACAATCATGTATAAGATTAGCGGGGAATCTGCCCAATTTTGATGAACTAATCCTTTTACCATCATAACCACCATTATATACATTTTTAGCTGCTTTATCTGTACTCCAATCACCTTTACCACCTAATCTTGAATCTTCTCCAGTTTCTTGCAATGGAATTCTACATCCATCTATATTTAAAGCACCTGTTCCATATTTTAAAACATTTTCCGCAATTGTTGTAGTAAAATGTTTACGAGCTAATATAATAGGTTCCCACGCTGGCTTTAAAGCTGTTCCCCAACCTTCCCATTGTTTAGCTTCTAATGTGACAGGCTTATCAACAGTTATTTTTCTTTTACCCATAGACCATCCAGAACTTGTTGTATATTGATTTTGTTGATTAACCAATTTAGCAGCTCTAACAGTATCAATAGTACCATCCTTTCTTTCAACTCCAGCTGCTTTATCAATAGCTTTACTAACATCAGCGGATTTGGGAAATCCGGATCCATATACCCACATGATTGTATCTCTTATTTTAAAACCAGCATCTTCTATTGATACAGCAACACGATGAAATGTTCTTGTTCCACCAAAGCATAATAAATGACCACCAGGTTTTAAAACACGAAGAACCTCTACCCATACATCAATATTAGGTATATCATAATCCCATTTCTTTGACATGAAGGAAATACCATAAGGTGGATCTGTAACTACGCTATCTACACTATTATCTGGCATTGTTTTCAAAATTTCCAAACAATCACCGTGAATAATAGTATATTGGCCCTCATTTGTCTCCTTTTTACTCATTTTTTACTCCTTTTAATCAGTAGGTGGAAACACTTTTTCAACATATCCACATTCACAACGCTCAATAATCCAAGACGGATTCATTCCCTGAAAATGCCACAAACTTAAAGCCTTCTGGTAATCATCCAATATTATACAATCTTCTTTATTACCATAACCAAAAGGCATATGAGTATTTTTTTCAAAATTAATCCTAACATCATCATTAATTAGAACATATTTAACCATTTCATTCCCCCTAGTAAAGTTTCATTAGATTTTCTTCAACGCAAGTAAAATTATCAATATAACTTCTGAACTGGTTTTTATCAAAAAATGAATATATTTTACTCGGATCAGCCAGCTTATATCTTTTATATTCATTAATGATACGGATTTTTATTGTTTTTGGAATTCTTTTAAAATCTATAAGATTACGATTAAAAGTATATCTTTCTTCAAGTTTTTCACGTTTTAACCATGTTTCAAGACCTTCAGCCAAAACTTTTTTAGCAGATACTTCACCAAATCCAGGCTTACGAACACCAACTGGATAATCTATTGGTGTTTTTATATTGAAAATATCATCTTTGGGTTGTCCTATAAGACTTTTCATTTGCAAAAAACGCTCAATATCATCACACTTTACATAATCATTTTTTGATGGATTGAATATCTTGACTTTTTCTGAAGATAATTGAAGATAGTCTTCATCATTGGAAACGATCACAACATCATCACCACACATTGCAAGAACAGCTACAACATCATCACCTTCAGCATTTTCAACTTTGATAACTTTAAATGGCAAACATTCTTTTATTTCTAATAAAAGATTATCAAGTTCTCTATGAAAAACATTCCAATCAATCTTAGATTTATCTCTTTTAGCTTTTCTTGATTCTTTATATCTCGGCCAATATATTTTTCGCCATGTATGAGGACTATCAACGGCAAGTATAACATCTGTAACATTATTATATTTTTTCATTGATCCATATATAGAATCAATAATATTATATTTCCATAGTTGAATATTGGGATTTTCTGTTTCAGCTTCTATTACAGGAAGGCACCAATGCCTAACGGCGAGGTTGTTGAGATCGAATATAATCTTCATTTACAAACATTTTCCTTTCATTTTATAAAACATTATATCATATATTTATCTAATTGTCAATTTTAATTGATTTCCATACTGAATAGTTTAATTCAGCTTGATGTATCATGAAAGTAGAAATGAAACAAAATATATTTCTTGCTTTTTCATTATGTGTAATAAAATAAAGTTCTTCTAAAGGAATATCAGAATATGTATCCATAATAAATGTTTTTATAACGCTCATTCAAGCCACCAATTATCATCTAAATATGTCTTCAGTTTCAATATAGATTTAGATTTAAACCTCTTATATCCACCCACTGGATAAATATATATGTTATTTTTATATACAAATCCCCGAACTATATCAAAATCATCTTCTAATTTTTCTAATATTTCCTCATTATTATACAATTCTACAATAGTATTTTTGTCATAAATATTTACATTTTCCAATATTTTCAATGCTAAATCTTCATGATGTCTATCAAAAACATCTGATATATATCCAACTTTTTTATTATTAACATAAACAATACCATTATCTGATCTCATATGTGCAAATATATCAATATATGGTATATACATAAATATTATTGTTTTATATGCATCATTATCCCGATACTTCCATAGCGCATTACCGCTACTACTAGTTGGTTTTATATTCCATTCTTCGTTTATATAATTATAAAATCTGCTCATTTCACTTTTCTAATATAAGCATTACCATCTTCATCTTTATATCTAACATAAAATGGATTGCGATATTTGGTCCCCCTTAAATATTGTGATGCTGGACTATCAGATTTAAATCTAATTCTTTTGCGATCATCTTTCATATTTTTATAAAAATCTTCACGATCAACATCAAAAACATGCAAATTATCTTTAGTTCCTTGTGCAAATACACCATCTACATCCGTAGGAACCTGTCCATCAGTAACGGCAGTTAAAGATGCACGTGCATCATCACCTGGTGTTGTTCCACTCATCATTTCACCCATTATTTTCTTAATCCCCCTAATATTTTCTTACCAGTAAGTATAGCAATACCAGCAGCCAAAACCTTTTTTAACAATGTTTTCTTAGGCTTTGTTAATTCTATTTCTTTAGATTTTTCTATATGTAAATCAGCTGTTGGCATCATACCATCAGTTCTGAAAACATCTTTTATCAAACGATACCGAACTCTCGTTTGTGGTTTCATATGCATATAATATGTTAGTAAAACAGCACGAACCCCTTTATTTTTAAGTATAATACTGAAATCATTAAAATCCTCATTACCAGGAACAACACCTTCAATATCATTCAATTTATCCAATAAAAAACAAGCGACATAATCAGCAAATTCATTTGAATCAATATTTAATCGTGGCATTATAGATTTTCCTTAACAATATTAACTATTTCCTTAGCTATACTTGAATCAAGTAATTTAGTCAGTTCATCTTCAAGAGATTCAATTTCTTCTGAATCATCAAAATTTGTTGGATTTTCTTTAACCAGCTGTGCAACATCATCAAGAAATTTCTTTCTAATTTTTGCAAATTCTTCAGCATTTTGCAACAGTTCCTTAAATCCACTTTTTTCTTCTGTTAAGTATTTAGTTAGTTTCATTTTATACTCTCTATTTTTTTCATATCATCTGGTGTTATTGTACTGAAAAAATCTTCAAAATTATAGAAATATAAATCCGGTAAATACTGTTTACCATCTTTATATGGAAATTTCATTGAAACACAAGCCATTATATATGAATTTCGTGGAAACATTTCTTCAATACATCTATTGAAACCAACAACCAATGGATAACCCTTTTTCCTCCATATCAACATGGGATATTTATGTGCTCTATTTGCATCTTTACAACATTGAGCCCAAAATAATTCTACTTCTGTTGATTTATTATTTTTCAAATGCTTATGAAAATCAGCATCACCATATCCTGTTTTGACTTCAATACTAAAAAGATCAGTAAACCATCTTCCTTCTGGTGTAATAGATGTAATATCACCAGTCATATGTATATTTTCAGATACAACTGTTGATGTTCCACCAGAATTGCTGGTTCTCCAAAATTGATAAGGTTTTTCTCTACCTGTCAACCATTTTGAAAGATATTTACAAACATCTCTTTCTTCACTACTTCCTTTAGCCTTACTATTACTCATAATAATTATAAATATTTTCTACCATTATTATATATCTTTATAATACTGGCGCCCATCATAATCAGCAAGTTTATCAATTTGTTCAAGAACTTTATCCCAATTAGTTCCATTAAAATGAACACCACGATCATCTACATAAGCTACTGCTGGTAATTTATTTCCAGTAACAAAATCAAATGGAAGGTTATGATTATTTAACCACTCAACTATATGTTCCATCATGTTATCATTTTTATTTCGTCTTGTATCAAAAAGACGAGCTGTAAATATTATAACTTGATAACCTTTATTTTTCAATGTTTCTAAAAACAATCTAGCTTGTGGTAATGGATTATCATATAACAAACCATCATTCCAACCTTTCGAATATGGATGTAAAACACCATCACAATCAACAAGAACCGCTTTTTCAGGCTTTAACACAAATTCATCCATTATTTCTCCTTTTCTGGATAGTTTTGATGTGCTTTAGTATCTTTCTTTATCTCTTTTTTTGATTTATCCTTACCTCTCCAATATGTTGAACCATGAAAAGCATCCAAAACTCTAGCACAATAAGCTTCTGGATCATCAATATTATCTTTCATATGTTCTACACAAAGTTTATGAAATCCCTTTTCACCGGGCATTATACCATGATTTTTACCAAAGGTTTCACCCCATTTACGAAGCTGTTCGGCTTCTTCTTCTGTTAAATATTTAATTAATCGTGCCATATCAAATTCCCTTTTAATAGCTTTTCTGATATATAATAATAACCAAAACATTTAAACATTACTTCATTATCAAATTTAATAGATTGTTCAATATTTATTGATTTATATAAATCAACAATTTTTTTAATAGCATCGTAAATAATATAATTTCTATATTCATTCCAGTCAATTTCTGGATGCCATGTATATATTCGATATTCTAATTTATCATTAGAATTTTTTAACTCAAATCTTCTATATATATTATTATAAATATTATTATAAATATTAACAATTTCAAAACCTTTTTCTTTTAAATGATTTATTATATCATCAACTTTATTAAATTTATATTTTTTTGATAAATGATCTGTCCAATATCCTAATCCATCAGGACCATATTTTTTTTCAAATTCATCTTCATATTTTTTTAAAAAATTATCATCTTCAATATAATCTACATACAAATCATTTATATTTGGCGACCATATAAATTTCCAACCATTTACTGGATAAAAAACAGCAGGTTCACCATAATAGTTAGATGTTATTTTAGAAGAAGTTACAAAAACACCTTCAGACCTTGCCCTCCAACCAAATTTCTTTTTGAATACTTCATCAAATATTTCATGTATTTCTTTAGGTGTATCCATTGGTTTTCTATCATTACGAGGTGTTACATATCCATAATTATTACTTTTTCTCAAACCACGAAAAAATACACGACCAGTATCACTATATACTTTTAGAATATCACTACATTCAGCAACAATATCTTTTTTAACCTTCTCAAATTCAGATTCTTCATTTATTAATTTAAATAATCTCATTTTGTTCTTCACTAATAAGCAAACAATCACCATCAGTCCAAACTTCACGTTCTTTTGGTATTTTATGATTGCCGGCTTTAACTAATTCAAAATTATTTTTATTTGGATCTAAAATATCTTCAAAAAAATCAATAGTTTTTTTTCCATCAATAAGATGTTCAATAAACTGAGAAAGCAAATAATTACTATCATTAAATAAATCATTTAATATTTCACGCACCAATTCTTTTTCATTATATTCTTCTTCCATATGCACTCTAATATCTATTGAAATATCAGTTCTAAAAATATCATAATCAAGAAACAAATCTCCCAAATCATAATAATCATTAATATAATGTATATTTGATACATTTTTTTCATCAATTAATTTATTTATAAGATCATTAACTAATGGTAAATATACTTTAAAACTATCCCAAATATCTTGTTTTGAACAAACCCCTATCTTTGATCCAACTTTTGGTATAACGCGATAAACAGTACCATACTCACTAGCATAATCAATATCAGTTGAACAAATAAGACTCTTCGATCTTTTTGGAAATTTTTTCCATCTTTCTGAATTATCTATCAAAAGTGTATAATAATTATCTGTATTAGCTGATTGTCTTTGAAATTTTGATGGGCGTACAAACAAAAATCTTTCCTTCATATTTTCCAATCCACGATAAATAGGAGTACCATATGTTGAATCATAATAATCTTTACTTTTAAGAAGTTTATTTGCTTCTTTTTCTGTTATAGATATACTTCTACCTTCCGAAAGATATTCAATAAATCGCATAAAAATACCCCCATTCAAGCATTATTTATAACATAAATGAGGGCATTTGTCAATATTATTATTTTTAATCAATTTATTTTTTACTTTCCTGATATAGTCTCCACATTGTTGTTCCATTAGCTAATAAACACAAACCAACCATAAACATTGGTTGTGTTTCAAGAACCCTGTCAAGCCACATTCCCAGTAAGCTCATACCAATAGTTGAAACCACCAAAACAATACCCCAAGCACTTATATTAAGTGCTTTGGAGTATTTTTTATAAAAAGACTTCTTTTCAAGATGGTCTTGTTTGTACGATACTACTAACATTATATACCTCTTAGCTCATAATATTTTTAATAGCCATAACAACTGGATTGGTGAATAAACTAACCAGAATAGCATACAATCCAATAGCACCAACAGCTTCATATGTATTCATCTTATCATACTTAAATTTCAAACCTGTAATGATAAGACCAGCAAGAATAAGGGTTCCAAGATGGAAATAAGGAAAGTTCTCTGGCCCACCAGCTAAAACTGTTTCAGCTCCTACAAATCCAGCAGTTATCAATACTCCACCGATTGCCGTTACGATTGTTGTTTTAATGTTCTTCATGGTTTTTTCCTCCATTTTATTTATTTAACATATTATATTTCAAGTTTCATGCCAAAAATCGCTAAAAATAAAAATTTTTTATGCATTGATATTATTGAACTTTTAGTTTTTTAAATTCAACATTTAACTAAAATTCCAATAAAAAATTCAAAATTTTAAATTACATTGATTTCTAGTTTAACGAAATGTTAAGAATATTTATTTAAAACTATTTTCAGTTTAACGAAATGTTATATTATGATTATTGAAAATGAAAAGGCCCTAAAGTATTTCCACTTTAGGGCCTGAAGATGTGGGTAATATCGGGCTGTCCAGAACCAGAGTCCTGTATATAAGTATTATTTCTAATATATTCCCATTACACCCGACATCATTTCATTGATTCAAGTTCTCTAAGTAAATCTTCATCAGTAGGGTCTGATAATCCATTATCATCTACTTCATTTGCAACTTCAAATGGAACATCATCAAGATCATCCGATTCCGATCTAAATGTTGATTTCTTTTCAGCAATATTACCTTTATATTTTTTCCAATCAGATTCAACAAGCTCCCAAAGCATTTCTGTTTTCAGTAAATTAACCTTTTCATCATCAGAAATTCTCAAGCTATTGATATATTCATCAAGATTATGTGTACTTTCCATGATTTCTTTAATCTCTTTATCAGAACCAAGAGGATAAGCTTTTCGAGCGAAGGTGCTGTCTGAATAATCAGGCCATACCTTACCAGTTGCATCTTTCTTAGTTGCTTTTGCTTTCAATAGGAAGTTAAATCCATCAGCACCCGGATCAAATATTGATGTACCAAGTCCATTTTTCTTATCTGTGATTTCAGCTTTAAGTTTTGAAT